TAATTATACCACTTTTTCCGGGAATGTCAAGTACTTTTTAAAATTTTTCGGTGGTAAACTTGATACCATTTTTTCCAAAAGCTTTGAAGTGCAATGCGTTTGCTTCAGCAGTGATTGCGTAAACCGCGCATCCGTTAATAATGTATGTTGCTGTATTTTCTCCATCCCAAACTGTTACTTTATACATAACTTTTACCTCTCTTTCTCTTTTGTTTTGTTCTTCTTTATCTTATGTTTACATTATAACACCGGTTCCCGCATTTGTCAATACCTTTTAATTAGTTTTTTTAATAAATTTTGAACAAAAACTTTTTTATTATTTTGTCTATTTTCCCACTTGATAAATTTGCCATGGATGTGGTATAATTTTTCGGCCTTCGCCGGTCCCGCACGGTTACAGACAGTAAAAAAGTACAAAAGGTAAAAGAGATTTTTATCAAATCTTTTTTACCTTTTTATTTTCATTTTTATTTTTTAGAAGTTGTCAGCCTGTTCAACAACTTTGTAGGTCTTATCCTTATTCTGTTCTGCTAACTCTTTAGCAACCTCTTCTGCTCTTTCTTTGCACCAGCAAATTCTAGCGAGATACTCTTTACCATTGATTACTTCTAATACCATCCAGTCAAACATATCTTTGTACCTCTCTTTCCTCTCTTTTGTTTTTTCCTCTCTTTGTTCTTTTCTATGATTTAATTATACCATTTTTCCGGTATTTGTCAATAGATTTTCCAAAAAAAATAAAAAATTTTTGCGCTATTTTTACACGCAAAGCTACTATGTCTCATAATCTTAATTCCATTATAACATTTTAAATGTTAATTGTCAATAGAAAATTAAAAAATTTTAAAAAATTTTTTTTAAAAATTTTTTATTAAAAAAATAAAAAAACTATTGACAATAGAAAGCAAGCGTGGTACAATAGAAGTAGATGTAATATTTTTTCAATAGCTAGCTGGATTAGAATACACATTGGTATGAACACCAGTTCGATTTCTTAATCAACAGATGTTTATTAAATCAGATTAGCAAGTCAAACAGGTGTTCGGCAGCAGGATAGGTAGATAGACTAGCCAAACACCTGTTCGAACAAACAAATGTTCGATTGTTAATCAACGTTTTTAGGAAAAATGAAATTAGCGATCGAACAAACATTCGAACGAACAAATGTTCGAAGAGCCTACTCAAAGAAAAAACCGGCGCGCAGCGCTCATTTGCGCGCCGTGCATTTTTGCGAGGTCTACGCAGTGTTCGGTTTCTTATACGGGGTGTATTTCCGGATTTTTCAAAAAATTTTTTTGTATTTGGCTTTGTGCTGCCCAAAACTCCCTCCAAAAGTTTTTTCAAATTTGAAAAACGAAAACTCTCCAAATTTAAGAATTAGAAGAACACCTTTAGGTGTTCTTCCTTTTACCTCCAGTTTTCTTCTTGCCCTTCGGCGGCTCTTCTCCCCACATAATCATATATGCGGTTTGCTTTGCGGAATTTGTTGCTTTTCCTTTTAATATACTTCCTAAACTTCTTCTTCTGCCCATATTATTCTTTTCCTTTTCTTCAATTAATTTCTTTTCAACATCAATCCATTATAAGCCTTTGCGGCGGTTGGTATTATTGTGGGATTCCTCCTTTTCATTTTTCAATTCTAATTTCATTTTTAAAAGATGCGGATGGACGCGTTCTGTGCTTCGTTAAACGCCGCCTTCCGCTTATTTTTATTTTTTATTAGTATAATTATAACAAAAATTTTTTAGAAAATCAATAAAATTTCTCTGGTCAAACTTGTCAAAAGAAAAAATTTTTGTTATAATAATAATAGAAGCGGGAAACCGTATACAATATTTAATAAAAGGAGAAAAAAATTGGAAACAACAGAAAAGAATAACGCACCTTCCGCAGAAGATAACTATATTAAAATGGATTATTCCTTAGAAACTTCTGAAGAACGTGTTGAAAAAGTTAAAGAAATTATTGCCAATACTCCTCCTGAAAAATTAAATTCCCTTTATTTAGAAAAATTAACAAAATATATATTATTTCCAAAAGGCGAGAAAAAAAAGCAAACAAAAGAAACAAAAAATAAAATATTATCAGACAATCATATGATAACAGTTAATAAGCGGGAAACTTCTTTTGAAGGACTTATAGGCAAACTAGAAAATGGGGAAGATGGTATCTATAATATGATTACCAATGACAAAAATATTATTTTTGCCCCAAAAGTAGGAATTACAAATGAAGATATAGAGACTATCCCGGGAATGCGGGAGCTGCGGGAAGCAATAGAACAAGTTGAAAAAGAATGTAAAATAGCGACTGGGAAAAAAGCATACCTCCTCCGCCGCCAACTTATTGAATTAAGAAAAGATCAATATCAATTAAAAAATCTTTATAAAAAGCCTATTTATGTAATGAATATTACTAAAAGTTTATCTAAAATTAATTTAGAAGAAAAAGTTAGTTTAGATGCGGAAGGCGAGGTTAAAAGTACTGGTTTAATTAACCTTTATAACCCTAAACATATATCTGCTCTCTTGTGTAATTATTCTCAAATAAAAGAAGAGAGTTGGGACAAATTTGAGAGCGACATTAGGTGGATGATATTAGATTTAGAAAATCTTATAGATAATACATTAAAAGAAAAATATCCTTTATATTATGATTTAATTATTTATAAAATTGATGGTAAATCCAATGCGGAAATCCAAGAATTACTTTATGATGATTATGGTATTAAACATAGCGTAGAATATATTTCTTCTCTTTGGCGAAATAAAATTCCAAAAATGATTGCGGATGAGGCGGCTAACGAATGGCTGATCTGGAATTTTACATACAAAGAACCCGGTAAAATAAAATTTAAAAAATGTTCAAGATGCGGGCAATTTAAATTAGCACATAATCATTTCTTTTCAAAAAATAGTACAAGTAAAGATGGATTTTATTCTATTTGTAAAGAATGTCGTAATAAGAAAGGATGATGATATATGGCACAAATTTATTGTCAAAAATGTAGAAAAACTATGCTAGATACAAATTTCTATACTTATAAAAATGGAGAAAAGTGTGAACTTTGTAAAGCATGTTTAACTTTACATATAAATAACTTTGAACCTGATACATTTCTTTGGCTCTTGGAAAAATTTGATGTTCCATATATAGAGGCGGAATGGAATGTACTGCGGGATCGGGCTTATGCTAAAGATCCTCATAAAATGAATGGAATGTCTGTATTCGGCAAATATTTATCCAAAATGAAATTAAAACAATGGAAAAATTTTACTTGGGCAGATACAGAAAGACTTAAAATTGAAGCGGAAGAAAAAGCAAAGCTTTATGGAATTCCAGAAGATCAACAGAAACAACAGCTAGAAGAAATGAAACAAGCCTATGAAAATGGAGAAATTTCTGAAGCTCAGTTAAAAACTTATGAAGAATCACATGCTCCTGAACCATCCTATGCGGAAACCGGTTCCAATCCCGGAGGGAGAGGGGCAGATTCCGCGGGCTTTCAATATCCTATGAATTCGCAATTTGAAGAAGTTCAATTAGTTGATGTTGGAGCAGATTTAACTGATGAAGATAAAATTTATCTTGCTATGAAATGGGGCAGATTATATCGCGCGGATGAATGGGTAGCTTTAGAGCAACTGTATAATGAATTTATGAATTCGTTTGATATCCAAGGTGCCGCCCGCATTGATACACTTAAAATGATATGTAAGACAAGCCTTAAAATGAATCAAGCTATTGATTGTGGTGATACAGATACATATCAAAAACTTTCAAGAGTATATGATGCGATGATGAAATCTGCTAAATTTACAGAAGCGCAAAATAAAGAAGGCAAAGGGGATTTTGTTGACTCTGTTGGTGAAATGGTTGCCTATTGTGAAAAAAATGGTGGACAAATTCCACGATATGAAATTGAGGTTCCTTATGATGTAGTTGATAAAATTATTGATGATCTTAAACTTTATAATAAAACTCTTATTTATGAAGATAAGGCATTGGCAGAAGAAATTGAACGATATCTTAAAAATAAAGAAAATGCTGAAAATATGAGAAGAGATAGAGAAGAAGCTAAATCAAAAGGTTTTGATGAGGTTGAGTTATCAGAAGAAGATTATATGGAATTTCAATCTGCTATTGAAGAAGATAAAGCGCATGATGCTTCTCTTGGAGATGAAGATGATAGCGGAGAGGAGTAATTATGAGTTTACAAAATTTATTAGATTTAAATAGTACCAGAAGTGAAAAACAAGGTTTATCAGAAGAAAGATTGAAAGAGCAAGTTCCACATTTAAGAAAATTAGTTGCTTTTTATAGAGAATATCCTGATTACCTTATAGATTTTATGAAAGGGCCTGAGAGCACTTTCAAATTTTATTTTTATCAAAGAATATTTTTGCGGGTGGTAATGCGTCATAGATATGTTTATGCCACATTCCCACGTGCTTATTCAAAGTCTTTCCTTTCAATGATGGTATTAATGTTAAGATGTATTCTTTACCCGAACAGCCATTTGTTCGTGACTACGGGCGGAAAAGAGCAAGCTGCAAGTATCACAATAGCTAAGATAGAGGAAATATGTAAGTTGATCCCTGCACTTAATAACGAAATAAATTGGGACCGTGGCGTTTCTAAAAAATCAAAAGATGATGTAAAATATGTATTTAAAAATGGTTCTTCTATTGATATCCTTGCGGCAAGGCAATCTTCTCGTGGTCAGCGTAGAACAGGTGGACTTATGGAAGAGTGTGTCCTTATCGATGGAGATATCTTAAATGAAGTTATTATTCCTACTACCAATGTAGATAGATTACTTCCAGATGGAACCAGACATAAAGAAGAAAATGTCAACAAGAGTCAAATATATATTACAACAGCAGGCTGGAAGAATTCATTTGCATATGATAAGCTTATTGAGCTTTTGGTCCAAAGCGTTATTGATCCAAATCAAGTTATGGTTATTGGCGGAACTTATGAAACTCCAGTAACAGAAGGATTATTGGATGAAGATTTTGTAGATCAACTTAAAGTACAAGGAACTTATAATGATGATTCTTTTGATCGTGAATATAGATCAATATGGTCTGGTGCGGTAGAAAACGCTTTTTATTCAGCAGAAAAATTTGATAAACATAGAGTATTACTTCAACCAGAGTATGAATATAGCGGAAGATCTTCTAAATCAGCTTATTATGTAATTGGAGTTGACGTTGGTCGTATTGGATGTACGACTGAGGCTTGCGTATTTAAATCAACTCCGCAGCCGCAAGGTTCTGATTTAAAAACACTTGTTAATATTTATACTTACGAAGCGGAAGATTTTGAAACACAAGCAATTAATTTAAAAAAATTATATTATAAATATAAAGCAAGAGTTCTCGCTATTGACGCCAACGGATTAGGAGTTGGCCTTATTGACTTTATGACTAAAGCTCAAGTAGATCCAGAAAGTGGCGATGATCTTCCGCCATTTGGAGTTGAAGGCGGGACTGCAGAAGATACTATTAATCTTTATAAAAAAATTAAAGGTGCGGGAGTTGAAGAAAATGCTATGTATTTAATTAAAGCTAATGCGCCTATTAATACGGAAGCATATTCTTATGCCCAAACACAAATGTCAAGTGGAAAAGTAAAATTTCTCATAGATGAACAAGCTGCAAAAACTAAATTAATGAGTACAAAAACTGGTCAAAATTATAATGCGGATCAGCGTAATACCTATCTTAAACCTTTTGTTTTAACTTCTATTTTAAGAGAGCAGATGTTAAATTTGATAGAAGATAATGAAGGTGTAAATATTATTTTAAAACAAAGCAATAGAGGTATTAAGAAAGATAAATTTTCTGCTTTTGTATATGGATTATATTATATAAAACAAGAAGAAGATAGAAAACGAAAAAGAAAGAAACGAGATATAAGTCAATTATTATTTTTTAGTTAATAATTGGACAAGTGAAGAAAATATTTTATGAAGTAAATTAAAATATTATAGTAAAGGAAGAAAATGTTATGAAATCTAGTCGTGGAGAAATTAAAATATGTGATATATTAGATGCAGCGGGCTTGACTTATAAAGAAGAATATAGCTTTCCTGATTTGGTTTCAAGCAGCGGGAGACCACTTAGATTTGATTTTGCTGTATTTGATGATAATGGTGATCTGGATTTCTTGATTGAATATCAAGGAATCCAGCATTATGAAGCTAAATCAAAATATGGTGGAAAAAAGGGTCTTTTTAGACAGAAGTATAATGATGAACAAAAAAGATTTTATTGTAAAACTCATGGTTATACTTTAATTGCTATTCCCTATTGGGATGAGAATATTCTTGATTATGATTATATTATGCGAGCTGCAGGTTACTAATAGTTGATTTTATAACTAATTTTTGTTATAATTATAATTAGGTAAAGGAGGTGTCTCTTTGAGAAATAGAAGAATAGAAGAAATTAAAGCAAAAGGCTTTAGCATAATTTCTTCAAGAGATGCTAACTCTACAGTAATAAATACTGGATATCAAGACAGACCGGCTTTGGATTTTAATAATATTAAAGTTGGTGCTAAAGTACTTGATGATGCAATCTTGGAATTAAAAGTTTTAAAAAATATAAATCCAAAATTAGCAGATAAAGGAAATGTACTGAGAGCCATTCATACTTATGATTTAAAAACAATGCGAGAAATTAGTGATTTCTTTTATAAGATAAGTGGTATTTATGCTCGTATTGTTAGATATATGGCTTTTATGTATCGTTATGATTGGATGTTAACTCCATACGCAAATGAAGAAACTGTTAATACTAAAAAGTTATTAAAAAATTTTCAAGCGGGTTTGGATAAATTAGATAATTTTGGAGCTAAAAAATATTTTGGAGAGATTGCTTTGAAAGTATTAAAATATGGTGCTTATTATGGATATAAAGTTGAAGCATCAGATGGCACTCTTGTATTACAAGAGTTGCCAGTTAATTATTGTAGAAGCAGATTAAGCAAAGGTAAAAAACCAGCAGTTGAATTTAATATGAAATACTTTGATGAACAGTTTAGAGATACTGCACAAAAGATGAAAATATTAAAACTGTTTCCTAAAGAATTTGCAAAAGGTTATATATTATATAAACAGGGGAAATTACCTCCAGAATTTGCGGGAGACCAGGGCGGTTGGTATTTATTAGATGTAGAAAAAACTGTTAAGTTCACTGCTAATGGAGAAGATTATCCTATGTTTATCTCTGTTATTCCATTAATTCTTGATCTTGATGAAGCACAAGCTTTAGATAGAAAAAAGACAATGCAGAGATTATTAAAGATTTTAGTTCAAAAAATGCCTTTAGATAAAAATGGTGAACTTATCTTCGATGTTGAAGAAGCTCAACAGCTTCATAATAATGCAGTGCAAATGTTGAGTAGAGCAATAGGAGTTGATGTTTTAACTACTTTTGCGGATGTTGATGTTGCGGATATGACAGACAATCAAGCAACTGCACAGACGGATGACTTAAAACGAGTTGAGAGACAATTATTTAATGAAGCTGGTCTTTCTCAAATGCAATTTAACACAGATGGTAATATAGCATTAGAGAAATCTATTTTAAATGATGAAGCAACATTATATAATATGATACTTCAATTTGAAGAATTCTTAAATGAGATTATTAAACCATTTAATGATGGAAAAAAATTTAAATTTAGAGTTCAGATTTTACCTACTACAATATATAATTTCAAAGAATTATCTAAATTATATAAAGAACAAATGCAAGTTGGCTTCTCTAAAATGTTGCCGCAGATTGCATTGGGTCAAAGTCAAAGCAGTATTTTAGCTAATGCTTATTTTGAAAATGATGTACTTGATCTTGTTAATGTATTTATTCCGCCTTTAATGAGTTCTACTATGAATGAAAATATTCTTAATAGAGTGAAAGGCGCGGATGGCG